CGCAACGATTCCATCAGGCTACCGGTTTTGTCCGCGGCCTGATGGGGCCGGTGGGCAGCGGCAAGAGTTCAAGCTGCTGCATCGAGATCGTCTACCACTCGCTGCGGCAGAAACCGTACCGCGGCGTGCGCCACGCGCGCTGGGCGGTGATCCGCAACACCTTCCCGGAACTGAAGTCCACCACCATCAAGACATGGCAGATGTGGTTCCCCGACACCATCGCGCCAATCAAGTGGGATTCTCCGATCACTTCCACTATGCGCGTGCCCGACATCGGTGACGGCACCGCGCTGGAACTGGAGGTGATGTTCATCGCGCTAGACAGCCCTGACGACACCGGCAAGCTGCGAAGCCTTGAACTCACTGGGGCATGGATCAACGAGTGCAGCGAAGTGCCCAAGGAAGTGTTCGACATGCTCACGCAACGCGTGGGCCGCTTCCCGCCGAAGTCGTGGGGTGGACCGGTGGACACGGGCGTGATCCTCGACACCAACCCGCCGGACGACGATCACTGGTACTACCGCTTCGCGGAAGAGGAAACGCCGCCGGACTGGAAGTTCTTCCGCCAACCCGGTGCGCTGATCTACACGCCGAAGGACCGTCAACAACTGTTGCGCCTAGACAGCACGCAGGACGTTGACGACTACACGCCGAACCCGAACGCCGAGAACGTCCACAACATCAGCAACGGTTATCAGTACTGGCTCAACCAGATACCGGGCAAGAATCAGGATTGGATCAACGTCTTTCTGTTGGGCAAGTACGGCACCACCGCCGATGGCAAGCCGGTGTATCCGGAGTTCGACGACTCTGTCCACGTCGCCAAGAATCCGCTGCGCCCGATCCAAGGTGCGCGTCTGTTCGCCGGCTGGGACTTCGGCCTCACGCCGGCCTGCATCGTCGGCCAGATCACGCCGCGGGGCCAGCTACAGATCCTGCGCGAGTACGTCGCTGACGACATGGGCATCCGCCAGTTCGCCCGCAGCATCGTCAAGCCGGCGCTGATCAACGAGTTCCCGCTCACCAAGATCGAATCGGCCTGCGATCCCGCCGGCAACACCCGCTCGCAGATCGACGAGAAGACCTGCGTGCAGGAACTGCTGGAGGCCGGCATCTATACAGAGATCGCGTCCAGCAACGACTTCATCCAGCGCCGCGAGGCGGTGGCGTACTTCCTGACCCAGTTGAACGAGGGCCAGCCCGGCTTCCTGCTCGACCCGTCCTGCAGCCAGCTACGCAAGGGTTTCAACGGCAAGTACCGATACGAGCGCATCCGCGCCGCCGGAGAGCGTTACAAGGACCGTCCGCTGAAGGATCAGTTCTCGCACCCGCATGACGGCCTCCAGTATCTGTGCATGAGGATCCGCGCCGCGATGAATCCGGTGCGTGCCCGCCCGGTGAAACTCAAGGAAGCGAGCGGCTGGACATGAACAACAACACGCCTACCAAGTCGGCTGACGTCGTCTACCTCGACCGCCCCAGCCCAGAGAACGAAGTCACGGTCAGCGCGAAGTCGCAGGGCATCGCCAACAGCCCCCTGCTACAGAGCAATCTGTCGGCGCACCTGAACCGCTGCTGGGAGCGGGCCAAGAACGAGAAGAACGTCGCGCTGCAGGAGCGTCTGTTGAAGTGCGAGCGCGCCCGCCGCGGCGTGTACGACCCCGACAAGGCGATGGACATCGCCAAGACCGGCGGCTCCAACATCTACATGATGCTGACCGACGTAAAGTGCCGCGCCGCGGAGTCGTGGATCAAGGACGTCCTCGCCTCGGCCGGCACCGACGTGTTCGATCTCGATCCAGCACAGAACCCCGAGCTTCCTCCAGAACTGAAGCAACAGATCATCGACCAAGTGCGGCAGGAAGCCATCGCCGCGGTCCAGATGGGCGACCAGATCACGCCCGGCGACGTCGCCACCCGGCTCAACGATATCCATGACCGCGCTCTGTTCATGCTGCGGCAGGGCGCGGACAAGGCGGCGACGCGCATGGAGTCGAAGATGCGCGACCAGTTGCATGAGGGCGGCTACGAGGAAGCCTTCATCGACTTCGTCAACGACTTCGTGTCGTATCCCACCGCCGTCGTCAAGGGGCCGGTGATCAAGCGCAAGGCGCGCATGACATGGGGGCCGAACTACCAGCCGGTGCAGGTCAACGATCTGGTGCAGTCGTTCTCCCGCGTCTCGCCGTACGACATCTACCCGAGTCCCGGATCCACCGGGCCGCAGGATGGCTACCTGATCGAGCGTCACCGTCTGTTGTCACCGGCTCTGTACAACATGATCGGAGCGCCGGGCTACAACACCAAGGAGTTGACCGCGGCGCTCGACACGTACTCCAGCGGCTACAAGAACTGGCTGATGGGGGATTCCGACCGTGATCTGATGGAAGGCAAGAACCTGACGTGGCAGAGCGAGGAAATCGACGTGCTGGAGTTCTGGGGCACGGTGCCCGGCAGCATGTTGAAGGAGTGGGGCTACACCGGCAAGCTGGACGATCAGCGCCCGTACGAGATCAACGCGTGGTGGATCGGCCCGTACGTGATCAAGGCGGTGATCAACCCGCATCCGCTGGGCCAGCGCCCGTACAACGTGGCGTCGTGGCAAAAGATCCCCGGCGCGTTCTGGGGCGTAGCCCTGCCCGAGTTGATGTACGACATCCAGACCGTCTGTAACGCCGCGGCACGCGCTCTGGCGAACAACATGGCGATTGCCAGCGGACCGCAGGTCGAAGTGATCGTGGACCGCTTGCCAGAGGGCGAGGACATCACCTCGATCTACCCGTGGAAGATCTGGCAGGTGACGTCGGACCGGACCGGTGGCGGACAGCGCGGCGTGAACTTCTTCCAGCCGAGTTCGAACGCCTCTGAACTCATGGGCATCTACATGCAGTTCAGCAAGCAGGCCGACGAGATCACTGGCATCCCGAACTACGTATACGGCAGCGCCAACGTCTCCGGCGCGGGGCGCACCGCCTCTGGTCTGTCGATGCTGATGGACAACGCGTCGAAGGGCATCAAGCAGGCGATTGCCAACATCGACTTCGCTATCGACGGGGTGGTCAGCCGTCTGTACATCCACAACATGATCTACGACCCGGACACTTTCCTGAAGGGTGACTTCCGCGTCAACACCCGTGGCGCGATGGGCCTCATCAGCCGCGAGCAGCAGGCCCAGAACAAGCGCGAGTTCCTCGCCCAGACGGCGAACCCCATCGATCTACAGATCATGGGCGTCGATGGCCGGCGCTACCTCCTGAAGGAGATCGCGCGCTCGCTGCAGATGGATACCGACAAGCTGGTCCCCGAGCCGAAGCCGCAGCCGATGATGGCGGGTGGACAGCCGCCGGGACAACCACCGGGACCACCCGGCGCGCCGCCACCACCCGGCGGGCAAGGGGGCTTGCCGCAGCCCCAGCAGCAGCCTATGCTCGCGCCACCGACAGAGGGTGCGAATCCTCAACCGCCACAAGGGGTTAGCCCCCAAGGAGCAGCACCATGAAAGCTACCAAGCCACTGCCGCCGTGGCTCCAGAAGGCCAAGGACGAGGGCGCGAAGGAAAAAGGCAAGAAGCCGTCCGCCGCGCATGAGAAGGGTGAGTCCAAGCGGTTCGAAGCCGCGGAGGACGCGGGCGCGAAAGGCAAGCCGTTCGCCAACGGCGGCAAGGTCAAGAAGGGCGTACAGAATCCTGCGACGTCCCCCAAGGCATCTGCGCGCAGCCTCCCCAAGGCGGCTGGCAACGCCAAGGGCAACGTGATCCATCTGAAGAACGGGGGTAAGGCATGAGTGCCGGCAGCTACAGAGACGCAGCCAAGGGCGGCGTTCACAACCTCGGTGGCAACATCAAGGAACACACCGCGGCCTGTTTCAGCAACGGTGGCGCGGTGCGCCGCTACGCCGACGGCGACAGCGTGATGTTCGGGGACGCGCCGCGTGACGACACGCCAGCGCCCGAGCAGCCTGATTCCAGTTCGTACAGCAGCCCCGGCGATTCCGAACAGAGCATGGCGTCGGATACCGCGGCGAGCAACGCGCCGATGAGCGATGCGGACGCCAAGGGTGGATCGAGCGTGGACGCCGGGGCCGACAGCGCCGCCGCGCCCGCGCCGGCCAAGGCGGCTGGCTTGCAAGCTGGTATCAACACGGCGAAGCAGATGTACGCCGCCGCGCGCAAGAACACGGTGGTCGCTGCGATCAACCGGGCCGGCGAGTCGATCATCGGGTCGAAGGATCCGAAAGCCGCCGCGGAAGCGCGCACCGCCGCCGTCACGGGCGAAACCGCGACCAAGAGCGACGCCCCGACCAAGTCCACCAGTTCCAGCAGTTCCGACGAGCCGAAGAAGAAGCGCGGTCGCGGCGGGGTCGAGATCGACGATCCCGCGAAGATTATGACCGCCGGCAAGCAATCGGGACCGAGCCGGTTCGGGCCGAAGGCTGATGACGCTACGCCGCCGAAGAAGGCTGCGCCGGCAGAAGCCAGCAAGAGCGACGACGGCGAGTTGCGCGGTCGTGGCGGCGTGAAGATCACGGACCCGAGCAAGATCATGTCGTACGGCAAGCAGTCTGGGCCGAGCCGGTTCGGCAAATAGTGGAGCGCGCCAGCGACAAGGTTCTGTCAGCACTGGCGGCGCTGCAGGTTGATCCGAACTGGCAAACGATCAAGGAGTGGGTTCTACAGAGTCGTGACGCGGATGTGAAGGCACTGACGCTGACGAAGGACGAGGTGTCCACGCGTTGGCTGCAGGGTTCCATCCAGACGCTCGACGCGCTTCTGGAAGTTGGCGACAAGGCGATGGGAGTTCTCCATCGCAAACGAACAGAGTGACCGCGCCGGGCGGTTCCCGGCGGACGCAAACACCTTCGGGTAGTCGAGGCGAAGACGCACTGCGCTCGCGGAGACGTTTCTAAGGCTTGCAGACGATATGGCACTTCCCCAAGCAGTCGAACGGGCCGGACAACTTGCCGATCAGATGTACGAGCAAGCGTACGGAAAGCAGGGCGAACCGAACGGCGCGCAAGCGCCGGTAGTTGCAGAACCGAGTCCAGCACCCGCGCCAGCCGCACCGGCAGCACCACCGCCGGCAGAGCCGCCAGCGCCAGCGCAGGATTCGTGGGAAGCACGCTACAAGACACTCGCCGGCAAGTACAACGCGGAAGTCCCCCGGATGGCTGCGGATAACCGCACCCTCAAGGAATCGGTGGGTACGTTGACAGAACAGGTCGGCGCGCTCACCAAGCAGATCGCGGAGCAACAGAGCAAGATTCCGATGGAACCACTGATCCGCCCCGAAGAGATTCAGGAGTTCGGAGAGCCGCTGGTGGATATGGCGCGTCGTGCAGCGAAGGAAGTTGTGGCGCAAGCCCAAGGACCGATGCAGCGCGAACTCGACGCCACCCGCACAGAACTCACCGATCTGAAGAAGTCCGCTGGAGAAATCCAGTGGCAAAACTTCATCGATCTCGTTTCCAGTCTCTGTCCGGACTGGGCACAGATCAACGTCAATCCTGATTTTCTGTCGTGGCTGGACGGAGTGGACGACTTCACCGGTTTGCCCCGGCAGTCGCTGTTGGATCGAGCGAAGGACGCTCGCGACGCACCAAGGGTGGCGCGGTTTTTCCAGACGTGGAAGCAGGCCAATCAGAACAGAGCGACTGATTCGCGCAACGCGTTGGAATCGCAGGTGGTGCCGGACTCTTCGTCGAGAACCGTGGTCCCGAGCGGGAAGCAGATCTACTCCCGCGCGCAGGTCAAGAGGTTCTACGACGACTGGCGTTCCGGTCGGCTCACCGACGCGCAAGCAATCGTCATAGAAGCTGAACTCGACGCCGCCTCAAGAGAAGGGCGCATCCGCTAGGCGGACGCCCGACCTGCGAGGGAACGTCATCCCCCGAAGGTGTCATCATGGTTGCTGTCTTCCCTAACGCTGATCCTCCTACCCTGCAAGGCGATGGCCCCAAGGGCACGGGCGACTATTCGTCCACGGGTGGCCGCTTCATCCCCGAAGTCTGGAGCGGCAAGCTGCAGGTCAAGTTCTACAAGTCCACCGTTCTGTCGGAGATCACCAACAACGACTGGGAAGGTGAAATCAAGGGCCACGGCGACAAGGTCGTGATCCGCACGATTCCCGACATCACGGTGTCCGACTACCAGCGCAACATGAATCTGACCAACCAGATTCCGCTGGCAAGCGCGCTGGAACTGCTGATCGACAAGGGCAAGTATTTCAGCGTCATCCTCGACGACGTCAACGCGGTCCAGTCCGACCTGAAGTTGATGGACACGTTCACGAACGACGCCGCCGAGCAGATGAAGATCAAGATCGACAGCGTCGTGCTGAACCACCCGCCGGGGTCACCCACGCTACCGTGGTCGTCGGTCGTGGTCGCCGGCAACAGAGGCGACGCTGCCGGCGTCGTGTCGGGCAAGATCAACCTCGGCAAGACCGGCGCGCCGCTGGTTCCGGCGAACCCAACGGCTGCTGGCTCGCTTGCTGGCGCGACCTGCAACCCGGTCGATATCATCCTGCGCGCAGGGCTGGTGCTGGACGAGCAGAACGCCCCGGAAACGGGTCGCTGGATCGTGCTGCCGGCGTGGATGGGCTTCATCCTGAAGTCGTCCGACCTGAAGCTGGCGTACCTCACCGGGGACGACAAGTCGCCGCTGCGGACCGGCAAGATCGGCAACATCGACCGCTTCACGGTGTACCTGACCAACAACTACGCAGCGATCACGGACGGCGTGAAGGTTGCGCCGTGCGAGTGCCTGTTCGGTTGTCGGGACGCGATCTCTTTCGCGTCGCAGATCACCAACGTCGAAACGCTGCGCGCACAGACCACGTTCGGCAACATCGTGCGCGGCCTCAACGTGTTCGGCTACAAGGATACGAAGCCCGAAGCGATGGGCATCGTCTACGTAGCACAGGGCTGATCTGGCTCTGTAGTATGGGATGACCGCGGGGCTTCGGCCTCGCGGGCACCACCACGACCACAGGGGCTGATCATGCTGGCAAGCGATGTAGTGACGCGGGTCCGTAACGTCCTGCAGGACGCTGACGGCACTCGTTGGCCTGACGACGAACTGCTCATCTGGCTCACCGACGGGCAGCGCACCGTCGTGCTGGTGCGCCCAGAT